CAAAGCAAAGACCTTCTCGACATTCAAAATCAGCTTGAGCGCGCTGGCGTTTCGCATAACAAAGTTCTCGAAACGACCTCCAAATTTTACTCTGAAATCCAAGACAAGATTCCTACCGCTAAAGCCTCTGAATACCTGAAAGTTCTGGGCGAGCTTAAGTCCATCACCGGCGACAAGGATGCGCCTGGAGATGTCGATAAGGCTTTCCAGAATGCGCAAGGAATTGCAGTGAAGGCCATGCAGATCGAAGCTCTGATGGCCAATCTCAAGCAAGGCAAAGGTCATGCAGGCGGCGCTGGCGAATATTACCAGATGCTGCGATCGGCGGAAATGAAGGGCGTCGCGACCGATGACGCTAAGCGTGAACAGCTTCTCGATAAGATGTTCGCCTACATCTCCGCCTTTCAGGGCAAGCTCTCGATCCACGATTATCTGATGATGGCCCGGCAGGGCGGCACGGCCTGGATCCACGCCGATGTCGAGAAGGCGCTGGGACCGATGTCAGTGCTCGCCGCGGAGCTTGGTGGTTCACGCGCTGGCACCGCGCTCAAGGGTTTGGAAATGGCTCAGGTCGGCACCGTTCAGGTGACGATGCAGCAAGCTAAACTCATGCAAGAGGCGGATCTTCTCAAGGCTGAAGATTTCGCCAAAATCGAATGGGGTCCTTTCAAGCGAGGACATCTTCCGCTCGGCTCTCTCCAAGGCTCTACTTCATATATCGGCAACCTTCCCGGCTGGATGGAGGAAGTCGTCGGTCCAAAAGTAGCCGCGCTGGCCCATAAGAAGAAAGAGGCAGGAGTCGAAGGCACCGAAGAGCAAATCTTCGAGCATTTGATGGGCAGGATCTTCAAGAACCGCGATCAGCAGCGGTTGGCGGAGATGTACACCAACCCTGGCTTTCTCGATCAAATCAAGAAAGATATGGGGCTGGCCGGAGCCGTCAAAGGCGTCCAGGAACAATACGATTCGTACATCAACCAGAATCCGAAGGGCGTTGAGCAAAGCTATGAGGCGGCGCGCACCAGCATGATGCAGGCGATCGGCGCGCCGGTCATGCAGGCGGCTATCCCGGTCATGCAGGCGATCACGACGATGTTTCAGGAGATCGGACGTCTCGCCAACGAACACCCCAAAATCATTGAAGGTATCGCTATCGGGCTCGGCGCGCTTTCGGCCGCGTTGCTGGCGACCGGCATCGCCGCCGTCATCGCTGCCATCGGCCCGGTCGGATGGATTGCGGCTGGCATTACGGCGCTTGTCGCCGCTGTCAAAGGATTCCAGGCTGGAGCGTTTGACGGCATCGTGAAGGCGGTCAAGGGGCTCGCGGAGCTTGATATCAAGGCGATCGGCGATCGCGTCGTTCATTTCGGGACTGACCTCGCCAACGCCATCCAAAGCGCGCTGACATCCGTCGTCAATCAGGTCAACGCCTGGATCAAGAAGCAATTCACCTTCACCGCGCCGTCAGCGCCGCCGCCAGCCGGGTCGAATACGCCTGCGCCGGTGCAGCCGCAAAGCTTCCATCCAGGCGGGCAAGCAGGGTCTGGCTGGGAGCCCGGCCATAAATCGCCGAAAGTGGTTCAGATCGCGCATACCGCGACCTTAGACGGCGACGTGCTGGCGCGCTCGATCGCGCAATATCTCGTGGCGGAAATGGAACATCCGAAGCAAGCGCCATACTTCGATGGGCGCGATGCGATGACAACCGTTGACCATCAACCGATTACAACTTGACCTGATTCGTTGTAGGTTGGTGAAATGACCGACACGCTTATTCTCGGCGGTTTCGTTTTTCAGAATTTCGATTTTTCGCCGCCGACGCGCATGCCGTTCGGCGGCGGACAAGCGATGGTCGTTCACAAGCTCCCCGGTGGCACCAGGGTCATCGACACGCTAGGGCCGGACGAAGACGACATTTCATGGAGCGGTTTCTTTTTCTGCGCCGACGCTCTTAGGCAGTGTCAGCAGCTCGACGCCATGCGGGCAAGTGGGCAAAAGACGACGCTGACTTTCGGCGGCATGTCCAGGCAGGTGGTGATCAAGCGTTTCAAGCCGCAGATCAGGCGTTATCCAAACTGGGTTGAATACGAAATTTCTTGCACGGTGTCGGATTTGCCGTCCTATTCCGCAAACGCTCCGGTAAATATCGGTTTCTTGGTTTCCTCAGACCTCGCAACAGCCTTAAAGGCGTCAGTGCAATGAGCGTTCCTCCAAAGATCATCGCTGGGGTGGTGGCGTTGCAAGCGCAGATCAAGGCCGCCGGACCTCTGGAATCTGCGCCTTATGCGACGGTCCAGGCCATCCATCTAAACGCCGAAACTCTGGAAACCAACACGACGCTGGCTCTCTATGGGGCCGCCGGACAGCTCGATACTTGGATCGCGCCGAAAGATCAGATTGGCATCATTGCTGGATTCCAGACTGCGGTAGGAAGCGCGCGCGATGAATGGCGGCTGCTCGATATGTTGGCCGTGATCAGCCGCGCCGTTCTTAACCTCGACCTTTTGGTCGGCGACATTAACATTCCCGCGCAACGAACAACGCTCATTCCATCATGACCATCGTCCCTGAAACTCGCTTCATAGCGGCCACCATCCCAGCTCGTTCAGTTTATGTTAGCGGTACGACCCTTTTTCACATAGGCGAACAGCAACTCGGAGACGCGATGCGCTGGGTCGAGCTGGCCCACATCAATGGCATGGTCGATCCGTGGATCTGGGGCATTCGCAGGGTCTTGATCCCTCCGGTCTTATCCGAGGCGGAGCTAACCGGCATTTTGGGAGAGTAAGCTATGGCCCTTGCTCAAGGCGTTGCTCCACATCGCGCTTGGCTAAGTGTCAATGGCTTCCTTATTCCTGTGCTTCATGGTTCGGCCGAGCAGAATGGCACTCGGCGCAGCAGCACTTTTAGCGCCACTGTTCCTTTGAATTATCCTGGAGCTGAAGCAGCTCTTACAGCGCTTGGCGATAATTCGAGCGGCGTCATCGTCGAGAACGCTGCCGGGGCCGGGCCGCTGGTTATGGGCGAAATCGATTCGACTGATTTTCATTACGGGCAGCAGGGAACGATCGTAGCCAGCGGGCGCTGCAATTCGGTCAAGCTGCATAACAAGAAGATCAACAAGAAATGGACTGATCAGCCATCAACGCAGGTCGTGCAGGACGTCGCTCAGATGTGCGGACTCGGCTGTCAGACATCCGGCGGCGGCAGTGGCGGAAACTGCGGCAAGCAGTGCGATCAAGAGCATGACAAGATGGTTGACGGGCAGACAGGCGCGTCGATCATCTCGAAGCTCGCTGAACAAGACAATGCGCGGTGGTGGGTCGATCCGTTCTCGGTTCTGCATTATGACATCGATCCGCAGGGAGGCGGCGGATTCAGCGTTCATTACGATCCAGGGCCGCCGGAAAGGGCTGACTTCTTTACGCTCTCGATCAAGCGCAATGTCCAAGCCGGGAAACAGATTAAGGTCACTATCAACAGTTGGCACACCAAAGACAAGAAAATGAACACCGGCGAAGGCCAAGCAGGAGGAAATGGCGGCCCGCTCGAATACCAGTACAATATTCCTGGTCTGAAACAAGGCGAGCCGCAGCAGCGCGCCCAAAATAAGGCAAAAGAAATCAACCGGCACGAGATCACGGTCAGCGCCAAAGTCGTAGGAGATCCGACCATTACAGTTGACTCCGGTCTTATGGTTATCGGGACAGCTTTTGCTGGCTCTTACATCATCGACAGCGTTCATCATTCGTTTGGGATGAGCGGCTACACGATGAATATCACAGCGAGAGGAAGTCGCGGCGGCGGCGGCGGCGGCGGCGGAGGCGGGGAGTAAATGTCACATCGTTTTGCCAATTATCATCTTCGCAATTACGAAGCCGGTATGGCCTCGCATTTCAACGAGCGTCATGGCTTGGTGACCTCCTACAATCCCAAAACCCATCTCGCGAAAGTGACCTTTCAGCCGGAAGGCGAGGAGTCAGGCTGGATCCCGATCGAAGAAGGGCACAGCGGCAATGGTTGGGGCATGCTGGTTGGGCTCACGCCGGGCAGCGGCAAGGGTGACGGACAAGGCGGAGCCAATAGTCAAAGTGGCGGCGCAGGAGGCGGCGGTTCGTCGTCAGGAGGCGGTCAGCAGCAGCAGTACCAGGGCGACATGGTGGCGGTACGCTACCAGGAAGGCGATCTTGAAACCGGAATGATCGTCCGGCGCATGCACAACGACACCGATAAGCCGCCGAAGGTCGAAGCGGGCGAAATGCTGATGATGCATTCGCTGGGCGCGCGCCTGTTCTTCGACAAGAAGGGCAAGTTCCATATTTACGACAAGACCTCAAACCAGGACGATCAAGACAGCCAGCAGGATGGTCAGGGCGGTCAGGGGGGAGAGAACACAACCAGCGGCTCTCAACGCAGTAGCGGACAAGGCGGAAGGCCGCTGAAGAACGCGCCGCCCTTGAAGCCGCAATCGTGCCACATCCAATTCGACGGCAAGGGGAAGATGAAGACCACTTGCTTCCGGCAGGATAAGCGGCAGCAAGGTCAGGACCCCGCCGACCCCAATTCGCAGGAGTCGCCAGATCCATTTTCGATCCACGAGGTCGATGGCAAGGGCTCGACCCATACCATCACCACCTATCAAAAAGGACAGGGAGGCCAGCAAGGGCAGGGCGGACAAGGCGGCGGCCAGCCGCAGCCAGCCACATCGCAAGGCGACCCTGGATCGGAGGCGAAGGAAACTCAGAACAAGAAGTTTTCACGGATCAAGATCGATCACAACAAAAAGTCGCTGACGGTCGATACCTACCACGATAATAGCGACAACCAGCACCACAACATGACCATGGACAACCAGGGCAAAAAGCTGACCGTCCAATCTTTCAAGGAAGGCGGCGATAAAGCCCACATGATGGAGATGGATGTCCAAGCTGGAACGCTTAAGACTGCGACTTATGGCAGCGGCGAGAAAGCCAGCCACACCTTAAGTAAGCAAGGCAAGATCACCGCGAAGGCGGAACAATCCCACGATACCAATTCTCCGCAAATCAATCATAACGGTAAGACCAATTGCCAGGGAGACGTCAGCGTTCAGGGCAATATCCGCTGTAGCGGCAACGTTAGCGCCGCTTCTTTTTCTGGTCTTAACGCGCCGATGGGCGGCGGCGGCGGAGGCGGCGGCGGAGGCGGCGGCGGCGGAGGTGGTCGTTTCGGATCGGATATCACGATCCTGACCGGCGTCTACACTCTTACTCCGAATTCCTCCACCACGACGGTGCCGGTGGATGGCGTTACGCCAGCAAGCAAATTTCTTGGGGCTCCAACGCCTTTAACGCTAGAAGCCGCAAACACTGCGCGTGAATATCCTCCGCCGTATTATCAGATGGGGGCTGGAAGTTTCGTTGTGACTCATGAGAACAATGGACTCACAGACAGAAGATTCTCTTATGCCATTCTCGTGAAGTAGAGAGACGCATGACCGATTTTTGGCTTGAGTGGAACAACGATTTTCGCGTCTCTCCGCAAGGAGGCTTGGTTCTCGTGGATGGTGATGACGAAGCGCGCCAACGCCTCATGCGGAGACTCTGCACCGCGGTTAAAGGCTACATTTGGCATCCAGAATACGGCGCTGGGCTGCCGCAAAAAATCGGCGATCCATGGCAGCCGACGCAGATCGAGTCGATCTGCCGTGAGCAAGTGAATCAGGAATCTTCGGTTGCGCTAAATCCTCCGCCGATCGTCGGTGTCGCTGAGGTCATTCCCGGCATGATCTCGATCGATATTCGATACTGGTCTGCGCAAACCGGCGCTGCCGTTCAGTTCAATATTACTTTGTAGGATGACGCCGTGGCGACGTTACCGACCAGAAGTTTCGATCAGATCGTAACTAACATCTCGACCGGCATCCAGGGTCGTGCGTCCAGGCTTATCGACTTCGGGAAAGGTTCGCCGCTGCGCGCCATCGCCGAAGGCTTCGCCGGGCTGTTCCTGTGGTTTCAGGCGATGGTGCTGCTGCTCTTGCAAGCGGCGCGGCTTTCGACGGCGAGCGGGACTGACGTCGATACCTTCACCGGCGATTTTCAGGTCTATAGAATTCAGGCGCAAGCGGCTTCAGGAGTAGCGCTTTTATCGAGAACGACGATCGGCAACACCACCGTCTTCATTCCGGTTGGTTCTCTTTTCCAGACCCAAGGCGGCGACCAGAAGTACAAGGTGACGGCTAATCCAGGGTTCGCCGGATGGTCCGCCAATCTTGGCGGCTATACGCTGGCCGCCAATACGCGCTCGATCCAAGTCCCAATCGAGGCTATCACTGCGGGCGAAGATGGAAACGTGATCGC